TGAGTTCTGGGAACTCCATCCGCTTCTGGAACGCATCCAACAGAATGAGGTTCGGATCTCTCTCGTTCTCATCCTTATAGAACACGCCCCAAGTCGTACAGGCTGAGTAGTCGGCCTTCTCAGACTTCGTAAAAGCCGTGTCCCAAGACTGAATGATGAACTCACACTGCGGAGGATCGTCCTTCTCCCAAAGATTCCACCACTCCCTCTTGACTATCGCCCCCTCTTCGCCAGTAGGAGTCTGTTGATACTGAGCATTCCACTTGGAAATCGGGAGTTCTTCCTTCAAAGCCTCCAGTTCCCTCAAAGACCAGAACTCAGGCCACAAAGGTTTGCCAGAAGGCATGATCGCCGGGAGTTCTATCACCTCCCACTCCTCGGTTTTGTCCCGAGAAGCCGCATCCTTGATGATCCGGCCCGTCAAATCCCTCTCAGCCCACCGCGTCATAACGATCACGATAGCCCCACCAGGCTGCAAACGCTGTCTGGGACCAGAGGTGTACCACTCATACACCTTGTCAAACACTTCCGGGTTCCCCGCAGCAGCAGCTGCCTCCTGTTCAGAGTGCGGATCATCAATGATCAACAAATCCGCACCCTTACCCGTCACGGTTCCCCCCACACCAATGGCGAAGTACTCCCCATTCCTGTTCGTCGCCCACCGGCCAGCAGCCTTCGAGTCCTGCCTCAACGACACATCTGGAAAGACCCTCGCATACTGCTCACTCATCACCAAGTTTCTGACCTTGCGACCAAAGTTCACAGCCAAATCAGCCGTGTTCGATGTCTGAATCACCTTCTTCTGAGGGAACCGACCCAAAAACCAACTCGGTAACAGATAACTCGCAAACTCAGACTTAGTATGCCGGGGGGCCATATTGATAATCAGCCTCTTGACCTTCCCCTCAGCTATCTCCTCAAACTTCTTGGCCATCAAAGCATGGTGCCTCCCATGCACAAACCCCGGCCACATCGTCTTCACATAATGCATGAACGACTTATGAGACTTCTCCCTCTCCAAAGCCTCCTTGTACTCAGCCACCTGAGCCAGTAAAGCCTCCTGCTCAGCAACAGGCAACCTCTCAATCAAGTCTTCCAGCTTCATTCCAGATTCTTAAAGTTCACATACACAGGCCGAACAGACCTCCGACGGCCATCCAACCTCTTCAACGCCCCCAACTCCACCAACCTGTCCACTATCTTCTTCGTATTCCCCAACCCCATCTTCCCCCGCACATACGCTATATCCCTCAACGAAGGCGCAAACCCATACTTCTTCCACCACTCATCCACCACCAAAAACACCTCCCTCTGCGCCGGACTCATACCCACCTCCAACTCACCCCTATCCCCCCAAACACGCCTCATCTCCTTCGCCCCAACCACCACTTTTGGCCGACGAATCGCGCTTTTGTCTTTCAAAATCAACAACTTAGCACCCGCTTCTTCAACCATTTTGTGTCATCTGGTAACGTTACCACCCCATCACGGAAAATCAAGGACTTACGAGCGTTTCCTAAAGCACTTTATGTCATCTGGTAACGTTACCACCCCCATCTATGGTACCGGTTCAAAAAGATGACGGGGGGGGTTCGCCAGAATCGAGCGGTGTAGGGGGGGTTGGGGCAGAAATGGACGGGGGAGGTGACACTTCGGACGGGATAGTATGTCCAATGACCTGGGACTCCGCTGCGTCAGGCGCGGGGGTGGGGGCTGGGTGGGGGTCTGCCGCCGCCGTTTCGGCACTGCCCGGGCCTGATTCCGCCGACAATTCCGCCAGTAGATCGTTTGCTTGCGATTCCACAATGGTGGCGTCCTCCGCATTGTCGTGGATTAGCCGCTTTAGTTCGGCCATTACATTTGCTTTGGCATCGGCACTACTGGATATCGTTTTAATCTCTTTCCGCTCAGTAAATGCGGCAACCTCAGTAACTGTGCCCAATACCTTTGCCGCCGCGACTTTTACTGAATCCTTCGTTTCCGGGTTAATTACTACTGAAACTAGGGATTGGATTACCAATTCTCTTAAAGCGGCAGGGGTTCGGTATCTCGCGGCTTCTATTGCGGCTTCGTATGCTTCGACCTCAGCCCTGATTCTTTCGTCGCGTGCCAAGAGGTAAGGTTTGGACACTAGGGTGTTGCGACTGGCGTCTGCTTTGTATGCTGTTCTGTAGGCGTCAGCCTTAGTGGCGCCCTTTGCCACTTCTAGGGCAAACCTCTTTTGCTTTGCTGTTAGTTCGCGGGAAACATCTTTTCCTAGGATGGACTCCATAGGGACTGTCTCTAGGCCTTCCCTTATTTGCTTTCTTGTTAGTTTGCTCATGTAGGACTGTTGCCCTTCGGGCTTGCGTTAGTTGCGGCCCTCATCATAGGGGAACAAACCCGGAACATCAAGCCTGGCTATCGATTCCGCCTTCCCGATAGCACCAGGCACTATCAGCACCCAGCATCCGATTGCAACAATCAATTGGACACACTCTGTGCACCACATAGGATAGCGACTGTCCTATCACCTACATGGAGTGTCTCTATGCTTACCCTTGACTACATCCAAGACCCGGGTCACGGATGGATAGCCGCCGATATCCATTCCCTTCGTGCCTACGGACTGACGGACAAAGTGTCTGCCTATTCCTACCGTGACGGAGATACGGTTTGGCTAGAAGAAGACTGTGATGCCGGACTCTATATCCGCGCCCTTCAGTCCGCCGGAGTCGCCTACCGTATCAAAGAAACACACACAAACCGTGACGCGTTTGTCCGCCGCCTTCCCCGTTTCCACGCCTAACCCGGAGCCGCACCATGAGAACCTACAACCCTTGGCGATTCGAAGAGTCCACGAAGACCATCCGTAGCATCCCTCAAAACCATTGGATTGCATCAATGGATTCGTGGGATGGTGCAGAGAACCATGCCGCAAATGCGCGACTGATTGCCGCCGCGCCTGATTTACTGGCGGCTCTTAGCGCAATGCTCGAAAACTGGGAATTCGGCGGATTGAAACCCTATCCAATCGCGCAAGTGCGCGCCGCTATCGCAAAGGCCACAACCCAACCCGGAGCCACAAAATGATTCGCATCAGCATTTTCGAGACAACCTACGAACCCGCAGAAGATGACGATACCGACTATTGCCCTGATGGGCGGACTCATGGAGTAGCGGAGGATAAGCCCGTTACCTTCCGGGAACTAGTCGGACTGTTGCGCGAATACGCGCACCCTTCATGCCATCCGGCCCGAGGTGAAACCTTTGAATGGCTATCCACAGAGCCGGAACAGGACTACATGACGGGTGAATGGACAGAGAGAACCATTCACTTCTCACACAAGAACAGACCTCATCAGTCCCGTTACTGGCGGCTTGCCATGAAAGCCGCAGGATTCGTTCGCTAACCACAAAACCGGAGAGTAACCATGCAAACCATACTGTTCGCGATTCCGCCGCGCCGCCTGAACAAAGCACGTGCCGAATCCATTACTGGCAGTCTAGGCAAACCGTCAAAAATGCCCGGGCTTGCCTATGGAATCTCTGCCAAAAAATGTAATGTTGGCGGAAAACTAGCCCTTGTCCCGGGTTCGGTTTGTGCGGACTGCTATGCCATGCGGGATAACTATTCTTACCCGTCAGTCCAAGCCGCTCACGAAAAACGGTTTTCGGGTCTGTCGTCCATATCGTGGGCGGATTCAATGGTGTTTCTAATCCGCCGCTCAGGGGAAACCTATTTCCGTTGGCATGATGCCGGAGACCTTCAATCCTTCCAACACCTACTGGATATCGTGCGGATTGCGGAATCCTTGCCTAGTGTGGCGTTTTGGCTACCTACAAAAGAAAAGGGCCTGATCTACCGCTACCGCGAAGTGTTCGGAGACTTTCCGCCGAACCTATGCGTGCGACTGTCGGGCGCGATGATTGACGGGAACCCTCCCGCATATGACGGGAACACTTCTACCGTACACAAGGCAAACGCGCCTATCGGTTCCGAGTGTGAAGCATACACGCGCGGCGGAAAGTGCGGAGAGTGCCGCGACTGTTGGAATCGCGATATCAAAAATGTGTCCTATCCGAAACACTAAGGGGTAAAAAATGAGTACAACCTACACCATAACCGAAGGGGCTCTAGTTCAGATGTATCACGGCAGACCCTGCCGAGCATGGGATCTGCCCGAGCCGCCTGCCAGTATCGCTAGCGTTTCTGTTGACGATTTCGGCGGGAATTGTTTCTGCGCTGTAATAGTTCTAACCGATGGCAGAACCGTTACGATTCCAGAATCCGGGCCCGTTCAAGAAGAAAACCCGGATCTTGCATTGATTTATTCGTCCCTCGATGCCGCATGGGAGTGCGAACCGGATCAAGAATTGCGGCTAATCCATCAACCCTGAACAAGTAAACAACGGAGAGTAACCATGAAAATCGAATTGAAAAATGTAAAGCATTCAGAGTTTGCAAGCCGCGAGACGGACTGTTTTCAAGCGTCCGTATATATCGACGGGAAGAAAGCCGGAACTGTCCAAAATGACGGGCATGGTGGATGCAATTACTACGAACCGTGGGAATTGGCAGACACTTTAAACGAGTATGCAAACACTTTGCCGCCTATCCGTTATGAGTACAACGGAGAAGAAAAAACCATTCCGGAAGAAGCCGATACGGTTATCGGAAACCTTCTTAATCAACATTTGCGACTCAAGCGACAGAAGTCACTATGCAAGGGCAAAACCGTGTACAGAATCCCGGGACACGACTATAAGGATGATGAATGGCACATTATCAAGAAGCCATTCGACCCGACCCTCAGAATGTACCTTGTCGGGCGATACGGCGCAGGGATTCGATTCCTAAACGATCAGGTGGGCGCATGAGCACAGAAGATCGACGCAAAGGGGCTATGGATTTGCTCGGCGCATTGTTCCTAGCCATGTGTGTTTTCCTGCCAGTTTTCCTATGGTGGATTGGAGTGATCAAGTGAAGCATTCAGAACACAAGTACCTAGACCTAGGCTACCGATTTGAGAAGGCCCGGACTCCAGCGGCCACCAGGTCGGTTGCAGCGGAGATCCGCGCCTTGTTGGAGTCCGAAACCATAGAAGACCGGGCGCAAGCCCGACATTTGGTAGAGCGTGGGCGACAGGAAGCCCGAGCAATACATTGAAAAGGGGTGACTCAATGTTTACTGTTCGCATAACTCATCAGGGAGGGGAGTCGAAAGACTTTCCCCTTGAGATATACAAGAGTTCCATTTTCGTGGGGTCTGAATGGATACCCTGCGGCAGTTTCTTCGTGCCCGAAGAAGCAGAGGAATACATGGGATTGGAAGGGGAAACCATCGTCTATGCATTCCATGAAGGCCGTGTAACCCGCGACTGTTTGGATGATGAAGCAACTGGCTATCTTTCGTGGGAGTTGCTACTGGATGGCAAGCCCTGCACACATGAAGAATTTTCTATTGCAATGATGACAAAACTCGGAGCGCCGACCTATCGAATCCCCAGTAACCTCGACCACAAGTATCGCGGATGCGGTAACGGGGTAGTTACTTTGGATAAGACAAGCAAGAAAGTATTGGACTTTTCCTACACGGATGAAGACTTGAAACCGATTGAGGATCAGAACATTGAGATGTGCAAGGACGCGGGGAGAAAGATACAAGAAGACGATAAGACCGTAACCTATCGCGCCAACTTTTCCTCATACCAAATCTGTCTGTATTGACCATGAGCGCATACAAACAAGGCTACCTAGCCGGATATCACTTTGGGGATATCGCGCCCGACCCTACCTACAGGGGTGAAGAACTGCGCCAGTATTGGCGTGGGTTTGAACAGGGCGAGATTGACCGAGCAATGGGGACATTCAACGATGGAGCAAAAGATGAAAGACAACCTGGTGCAACTGGTTCTGCGGCCCAGCAACGATAACGACTACCTACACGCGGCGTGGATGATGGAAGAAGGTGGAAGTTTTGCCGCCGCCATTGGCGATGCGTATATCGCAGCCGATCCTCAGAACCGGGCACGACTACGGGCCGCGTTTCCGGATCTGTTCACACAGTTCTACAACAAATGGGTAAACAAATGAAATACACATTGATCATTGGTGATGCCGCAACCTATGAGGAGGGCGGGATTCATCGCACCGACTTCCAAACTGTTGACTTCATCGCGCAATATGCCTATGCGGATGCCGCCATCAAGGATGGTGAGCGTGCGATTACTGGCGCATACGACACCTATGTCATTCCCGAGTTGTACAAGGGAATCATCACCTTCAACGCAGGAGAAGCACCATGAAACTATACGAAGTGGAAATGTGCCGAACTTCATATGTGACCGTGACCGTCGAGGCCGAGTCGCAGGAGGAGGCTAAAGATAAAGCATGGGAGGAGGTGACTTCCGATGGAAGTTGGGGCACAAACCTCCACGCCAAATGGGGCATCGAATCCGTTGAGGATGTAACGGGAGAAGAAGCATGAAGATTAAGACCAACGAACTGAACGAAGCCGCTCTTGATTGGCTGGTGGCGAAGTGTGAGGACACGCTGTTGGATTCGACGCTGTACCAATACTCAACAGATTGGGCGTGGGGTGGCCCGATCATTGAGCGGGAGGGGATCCGACTTCACAGAAGCCACACGGGTAATTGGTGGGCAGGCCCTGAGTCCGATCCGCATCGTCCCGTTTCAGGCCCCACGCCCTTGGTCGCCGCCATGCGGTGCTATGTAGCCTCGCGCTTGGGCGACGAGGTAAATGTGCCTGATGAACTGGCAGAAGGAGCAACAGCATGAAGATCAAGCCGGGAGAACTGAACGGCGCTGCCCTCAACTGGGCGGTGGCAATGTGCTTCGGATGGAAGTGGAAGGCCGACGAAAAGGGCGTAGTGTGGTTAGCCCGACCCGATCCGAAAGCGATGAGGCAGGTGATCAACGCTACATCCATGCGGGTCATGCGGTTGAGCAACTTTCACCCGATTGCAAACTGGTCGATGGTCGGGCCGATCATTGAGCGGGAAAAGATCGACCTATCTTTCATTGGGCACGAAATCAACGGGTTCCAAATATGGCGAGCCGAAAAATTGGGTGTATGGGGAGAACAAGGATTCACTCCCCTAGTCGCCGCCATGCGGTGCTATGTGGGGTCGGTGATGGGTAATGAAGTGGAATTGCCGGAAGCATTGGCAAAAGGAGCAACAGCATGAAAACCTACGAAGTGGAATACCGCCGCACCTCATACATCACCGTTACCGTGGAGGCCAACTCGAAAGAGGAGGCCGATGAGAAGGCATGGCAGGAAATCGAGCATAACCGCGCCGATATCAACGATGCCTGTTGGGAACTTGAGTTGATTCAAGAGGTAGAAAATGAAGCCGGATAAGAAGCAAGCCCTTGTCTCGGCCTACCTCATGGGAGCCAGAGCGCGGACGCATGAGGACATGGTGGCAGCAGTCCGTCTGTCCAAAGTGTTGGAAAGCGCCCTCACCCCACGGGAGGTGGATGAATGCAAACTCCAGGCGGAGTTGGAGTTAGACCCGATGCGGGAGTATCATGGGTTCGATGGATAAATCCAAAACCTTCTTCGGCATCTACATCTACGAAGATGAGAAGGGACACCTTCGCATCCAAGCAGACCACTACGGGCCGGGAATGAACTCTTACACCCTCGGCATGGAGTTGCTGGGCAGAGTGCTTGACTGTGAGATGCACAACCCGGAAAGGGTGAAGGTCGAGCCTCTAGCCTACCTTCCGCGTCCGCAGTAGTTTGTCCAACGCCATCGCAGACCTGAGTAGGCCAACTTCTCTCTGCATATCGTTGAAATCGTGCCCGACTGTGGGAGGCAAGAAATAGGGGAAGCCAATCCGTTTCGCGGATTCTTCCCCTGTTTTGCTTTCGTCGTTGTCCGCTACCACAAAGCCGGGGCCATGCACTAACGCGACTTTTTCCATGTTCCCTGCCGAGAAGCAGACATGGAGGGTGTACTGCTTCTTCAGAGACTTCAGAGCAGCGCGGATTGAAAGTGCCGTGGCGTAGCCCTCGCAGTAGATGTGCGGCCCCTTGTTGTCGAAGACGAACTCAGCCTGTGAAGTCCGTTGCCCGAACAGAAACTTCTTGCCGCCCTCCTGATCGATCAACTGGCAACCGACCAACTTCCCGGCAACCCGCATGGGGATCACCAAGGTTTGCTTGCCATCGGCGGGTAATACGAAGCCGATCTGATCCTCGAAACCCTTGGCCTTGAGGTAGTCATGTCGGGCTTGATCGCACCTGTCCATGATGAACTGGGCTTTCTGTGCCGCTTCCCGCTGCCGCCGCTCGGTATCGTCCTGCGCCTTCTGAACCACGCGAGCCAGTTTCTCAGGATCGAAAGTGGTGGGCTTATCCGACTTCCATACAGAAACTTCTGTCTGCGTAGCATGGTTCTGCACGAAGCCATGATCGCCCATGAACTTGACCGCGCCGTTGCGCTTGTGCGGGTGATCGTCTGTTGGGAATCGCTTCCAAACCCCCAAGGGGGGCACGCTGTCAATCAGGATGCCGTGGGCACGGCAGAACTGAACGAACTCCATCAGTAACCCTTCTTGATCCTGTTGATGTAGGCGCGAAGCCTTTGCTTGATGAACTTCTCAATCTCGGGAGAGGGTGCTTTGGGATGAGAGTGAAGACCTCTAGGCCACACGCCAAACTTCTCCCGGTAGGTGTGAGCAGCACGCCCGTTCGACCATCCCTGATACTGGATGTACCAGTTGAGCATCGACCACCAGTCCTGCTTGGTCGCATGAGATTGCATCGCGCCGAGTTCTTCCATCTCACCAGGCACAGACACAACCTGAGACTTCTTCTCCCGCACATGGCCGCAGTTGGTGCAAGTGTCCGATCCACTCGGCCACAGAGCCTCGCAGACGGGGCAACTGGAGTCTTTCTTCTCCTTCTCGGAGGGTTCTTTCTTGGCCTTCTCCTTGCCGTCATCCAACTCATGGACACCGTTTTGGAAGATCTCCTCCCAATCATCTCGGAATCGAAGGTAGTTGCCGGAGTGGTCGAGCCAAACCGCGAACTCTTTCCCGGGTGAGCCGCGCATGATCCGGCCCATCTGTTGGATGTGAGAGGACAGAGACTTTGAGAAAGGCCGAGCAGAGATACCAATCAGGACATCGGGAACATCGAAGCCTTTGGTCAGGATGTCGGTGGCAATCAGTCCGTGAATCTCTGTGTCGGGCTTGCTGAAATCCTCGATCACATCCCGCTTGAACTGATCGTCGTCCTTGTACGAAATGGATATGAAGTTGTAGCCCTGCTCTGCGAACTTCCGCATCAGGTCTGTGCCGTGATCTACCCCTGCACAGAAGACGATGGTCTTGACTGGCTTGCCAAAGATCTCGTGAGTCTTCTTCACCCACTCAGCAACGATGTCCCCGGTGATGACCATGCCCCGCTTGGTGACCTCATCCTGCGACCATTCACCAGCAACCTTCTTCGCACCTTCCATGTTGATCTCTTTGGAGATGAACACGCGAAGGGGAACCAAGACCTTCTGCTCCACCAAATCTTTGGTGGTGACTGTCGAGATAACATTCTCGTAAATCTTGCCGAGTCCCTTGGTGAAAGGGGTGGCGGTCAGACCAATGACACGGACATCGGGGTTGGCCTTGATGAACTCGACTGTCTGCTCCCGGGTTTGGTGAGCCTCGTCCACGATGAGAAGGTTCAGCCCGGGAAAAGAGCCGCGCCGCTCAAGGGTCTGAGCAGAACAGACTTGGATGTTCTCGTAAGGACGATATCTCCAATGCCCTGATTGCAGCACCCCATGATCGATGGAGTACCGCTCCAAGCGTTGGCTTGTCTGATCACACAGGATGATGCGGTCAAGAAGCATCGCGGCCTTGTTGCCCTTGACTTTTGTCGCGTTAAGCAAAGCAATCGCCATCTCTGTTTTCCCTGCGCCAGTTGGGGCGTAGAGGATCTGACTGCGCTTGCCCTGCGCGAAGCCCTGACGGAGAGCCTCAAGGGTTTGCTCTTGATATGGTCTAAGGTTCAGTCCCATGATCTGCTATTGAGTTCTCTCCATGCTGTTGCGGCACAGAGGGGTACTTGTCCATTGCCGATTGCTTTAAGTCTGTCCACCCTGGCGGCCACCCCATCAGCCACTCGACCCAACTCGGGTTCAAAGTGCCACCAATCGGGCGACCCAATTCCTGTTGGACTGCGTTGGGAAGTTGTCCCATCTGAGCACGCTTGCCCTCGCTGATCTTGCGTTGAGTCGCCTCGAAACCGTTGGCTCCCTTGTAGTCCCGGGTTGCTGGCGTGGGCCAATGAACTGCCGTCCCAAGGTTCGGACTCTTTCGGTTGCCCTGCTTCGGGCCGGAATCCTTCCAGTCCCGGGCGTTTGGTGTGGGCCACAAGCCAGAACCTGTCCCGTTGGTGGGGCGCACCGACATCGGCTGCTCCCATAACAGTCCATCGCGAGTCATACCCGAGCGCGGCAAGATCTCCAACGACTCGGGTTCCTCCGAGAGAAGTGAGCATTGGGCTGTTCTCCACGAAGACGAAGCGTGGTCGTACTTCGCCAACCACCCGCGCCATCTCTCGCCACATCCCTGACCGCTCCCCGTCGAGTCCGTCCCCGTTGATGTTGGCAA